GGGAGTAGAAGTACCCTTATACTTTCCAGGCTTGTATGCGGGAACCACAGACGGATGTGGATTGCATTTAAACGAAGAAGCTATACTAGATTACAAACAATCAAATAAACCCAAAAAGCAAGAGTGGATTGAAGACTACTATCTACAGCTTACAGCCTATGCTCTAGCACACAACGAAGTACACGGTACTAACATACGCAAAGGTGTAGTTTTAATGTGTGTAAAACCCAAAAGTGAAACTGAACAGCCTGTTTATCAAGAATTTATACTAAAACCCGAGGATTTTAACTACTGGGAAGAACGTTGGTGGGCTCGAGTGGAGCAATACTATAACCAAATGTGATAAATATCCCATATAGGGGATATTTTCATGGCAGTTTTCCAAATCAGTCGCATACAAGTACGTCGCGGACAAATATTAAGCGGCACTGGGTTGCCACAGCTAGCAAGTGGTGAACTAGCTTGGGCTATAGATAGTCAAGAGTTATACATTGGTAATGGTGCTGTGAGTGAGGGTTCTCCAGCAGTTGGCAATACAAAAATTTTAACTTTAAACGATTTATCAGTTAATGGTAACGTATTAGGATTTATTCAATATGTTTATAAAGCTAATGATCCCACTATTACAACTGGTATTGATGCAAACAATCCCACAACTGCTTCCATTCAAGATGCTTTAGATCGTGAAGTAACAACTCTAGATTTTGGGGCGTCAGGAGATGGCTCCACTGATGATACTGCGGCTTTACAACGTGCCATAGATCAATTATTTTTAAATCCCAGTAACTATGCCTATATAAACACCGCTTCAGGAACATCCACACGTTTGATGTTAAAAATACCTGCAGGCATTTTCAATACATCAGATACATTATATCTCCCAAGTTACACTACCTTGATCGGTGCCGGGATCGATAAAACTATAATCAATTATAACCCAGTATCCACAATAACTGGCTCAGTGACCAATACTTCAGCAACAGTGCTTACTACTGCGGCCACAACCAGCATGATTGGTGCCACCATATCTGGCAGTGGCATAGTTACTGGTGCAACTGTTTTATCAGTAGTACCAAATGTAAGTTTGGTCATGAGCTCTAATGCTACTGCCACCAATGCGTCAGAAACAATTACAATTACACTATCCAAACCAGCTATACAGTTTATCAACAACAGTAGTACAATTGGTAATCCAAGTGTGTTGGGGTCAACATTGGGTAATACACAACCAACTGGTATTCAATTAAGTGGATTAACTGTTAATGCGGCAACTGGTCAAAATACGTGTTTACAATTAGATGCAGTGTCACACAGTCTATTTGAAGATATTCGATTAATAGGTAATTGGACCACTCCAGCCACACCAAATACATTAAGCAAAGGCATACTCATGCAAGCAGTGAGCAACATTGTTACTTGCGAGGAAAATGTTTTTAGACATATTCGATTTACTGGATTTTATTATAGTGTGTACGCAAAACAAGATATTTTGAATAACATTTTTGAAGATTGCTATTTTGATAATGCTAGACAAGCATTTGCATTAGGTGCAGGTTCAAATGGCTCTACATCAGGTCAACAATATGGTCCAAGACAAACTCAAATTAACAAGTGTAAATTTTATAATATAAAACAACACGGTGTTTATTTGGAACGTGGTGAGTACAATACTGTTTCAGAATGTAAATTTAATAACGTTGGTAATAACGGTGGTGGTAATATCACTGCTGTATACCCGCATGTATATTTTGCAACATACGGTAACAGTAGTTTGAACAACCAAAGTGATCGTAATGATGGTGTTACAAGTGCAAATGATTTGGTAATTAACAACATTACTACACCATATGTTCCTGAACTTGGCGGACATGGTACATACCAGTCTTATGCTACACGCCAAATTATTTTAAGTCAGACATCATCTCCGGTTATTGCTTTTAGATTACCAGTATCAACTGATCAATATGGATCACCTACTGGCTCTATAAATTATAACATTAATTATTTTTATAAAAGTTCAAGTACCAATTTCACAAGATCAGGTACTATGTTAGTGACTGCTGACGTATCCAATGCTAAAATACAATTGAGTGACGAATTTAATTTTGCCGGAAATGATGTTACAAATACCACAGCATTGGTTTTGGATTTTTCAGCAACGTTTTTAACATCTACTGGATCCACATATACCGGTTCAGCTGGTCAACAACCGTATTCCATTGCCATTAACTACGTTAACAACCTAGGTGGTGAAGCTGGATATATTAATTATTCATATACTGCTATATTGTAACCAAAATTATAGACCGTAACAAAAAATACGTATATAATTTACTTTGCAACTGTGATATAGGTTTTTGAACATTTCCATCCGCATAAAACCGCGATAAATCGTTGATCGTCAATAGATTCTATTAGGGTAGTGTTCATCAATAAATACTACCTACGCAGTGTAAGTAAAAGACAAGAATATTAAAAAGCGAACGATGACCAATATCACAGTAATTAAAAGAAGCGGAAACAGAGAGCCACTAGCGGTTGAAAAGTGGCAAGCACAGATTACCAAGATATGCCAAGGCATTGCTGATGTCAGTCAATCGATGATTGAGATCAAAAGCCAACCACATTTCTATGATGGTATCACTACACAAGAAATCGATGAAATAACCCTACGTGCTATTGTAGATTTAATCGATATTGAACATAATCCTGACGTAGGACACACCAACTATCAATATGTAGCAGGCAAGCAACGCTTGAGCATGCTACGTAAAGACGTTTACGGTGATTATAAGGTTCCTCACCTGTATACTATCATAAAAAAGAATGTTGAAGTGGGATTATATACCCCAGAGTTATTAGAGTGGTATACCGAAGATGATTGGAACAAGATGGAAGACATGCTGGATCATGAAAAAGATGAACAGTATGGCTATGCGGCTATTGAGCAGTTGATTGAGAAGTACCTTGTTAAGAATAGGGCAACAAAACACACTTATGAAACTCCACAAATTAGATACATGGTTGCGGCCGCGACTGTCTTCCATAAAGAAGAACCCAATAGTGCAAGGATGCGTTACATTAAAGAATACTATGCGGCGGCGTCCGATGGGTTGTTTACTCTTGCTACACCTGTCCTGGCTGGCCTTGGCACTCCGACTAAACAGTTTTCTAGTTGTGTGCTTATCCGCAGTGACGACGATCTGGATAGCATATTTGCTTCTGGAGAGATGATGGCCAAGTATGCCAGTAAACGTGCAGGGATTGGATTGGAGATCGGTCGACTACGCCCATTGGGTTCCCCAATTCGCGGTGGCGAAATCATGCATACTGGTATGATACCATTCTTAAAGAAATGGTTTGGTGATCTTCGTAGTTGCAGTCAAGGAGGTATTCGTAATGCAAGTGCTACTGTATTTTATCCCATTTGGCATCATCAGTTTGATGACCTTATTGTTCTTAAAAACAATCAAGGCACAGAGGAAACTAGAGTTCGACACATGGACTATGGAGTTGTCCTTAGCGCATTCTTTTGGCGTCGGTTCAAGAACAAAGAGAACATCACCTTCTTTGATCCGAACGAAGTACCCGACTTATACGAAGCCTTTTATAGTAACACAACAAAATTTGAAGAACTGTATGTGAAATATGAAAAGCGTAAAGACCTTCGCAAGAAAACTATGAACGCAGAAGATGTGTTCAAAGGAGGCATCTTAAAAGAACGTACTGACACTGGACGTATCTATCTTGTGTTCATCGACAATGTACAAAACCAAGGACCATTCGATCCTGAGTACCACACAATTTATCAGAGTAATTTATGCTGTGAAATCCTATTACCTACTAAATCTTTTAAGCGTCTTGATGATGTGGATGGCCGTATTGCTCTTTGTACGCTCGGCTCGATCAACTGGGGAGCATTCCGCAATCCAGAAGACATGCGCCGTGCTTGCCGTATTTTACAGCGTAGTCTATGCAACATACTGGACTATCAGGACTTTTTAAGTATACAGAGCAAATTAAGCAATGACGAAATTAGCCCACTGGGTATTGGTGTCACTAACTTGGCTTACTGGCATGCTAAACGTGGACTTAAATATGGTGACAAAGATGCACTACAAGATGTCAAGAGTTGGATGGAACATCAAGCATTCTATCTAACTGAAGCTACAGTAGAGCTAGCCAAGGAACGTGGTGCTTGTGTAGACAGTGCAAAGACGAGATATGGTCAAGGCATATTCCCTTGGGAATTACGAGCCAAGGGTGTTAATGAATTAGCAAACTTTGCCCCAGAACTTGATTGGGAAACATTACGTACTAATATGAAACAGTATGGTGTTCGCAATGCCACATTGATGGCCATTGCCCCAGTCGAAAGCAGTAGTGTTGTTATAAACAGCACTAATGGAATTGAGTTACCCATGAGTTTGATTAGCACAAAAGAAAGTAAAGCGGGATCATTTACACAAGTTGTTCCTGAGTATCACAAACTTAAGAACAAATATCAACTGATGTGGGAACAGAAGGACTGCGATGGTTATTTAAAAACTGCCGCAATATTAGCCGCGTATGTGGATCAAAGTATTAGTACTAACACATTCTACAATCCAGCACACTTTGCGGATCGTAAAGTACCAACTACGTTGATTGCCAAGAACTTAATGCAAGCACATATGTGGGGATTGAAAACATTCTACTACAGCTTGATTAATAAAGCAGGCAGTAAAGCAATACAAGAAGCAACACCAGAGATGACACAAATTAATGGAGTCCAAACAAACGGATACCATATGGAAGAACTAGAAGATGATTGTGAGGCATGTAAACTATGAGTAAAGCACAGTATAATTTATTAACAAGAACAGACTATTTAACACGTAAAATGTTTCTGGATGCCGCAGGCCCAGTCACCATACAACGATTTGAAGAAGTTAAATATAAAAAGATTGCAGATTTTGAAGCGACAGCCCGAGGCTTCTTCTGGCAACCCGAAGAAATTAGTCTTACTAAAGACGCAAATGACTTTAAGGATGCAAGCGATGCGGTTAAACATATTTTTACTAGCAATTTACTCCGTCAAACAGCACTTGATAGTTTGCAGGGTCGAGCGCCAAGCCAGGTCTTTATGCCTGTTGTCAGTTTGCCCGAACTCGAAGCACTTATCTACAATTGGACATTCTTTGAAACAAACATCCACAGTAAAAGCTACAGCCACATAATTCGTAACATCTATAATGTACCCAAAGATGTGTTTAACACCATCCACGATACACAAGAAATTATCAACATGGCTAGCAGTGTGGGGGATTATTATGATGCATTACATCAAATTAATTGTCGTAAAGAAATGGGTGAAAAGATTAATGAACAAACTCATATCAAAGCGATTTGGATGGCGCTACATGCAAGCTATGCACTGGAAGCATTCCGCTTCATGGTATCATTTGCCACCTCACTAGCCATGGTAGAAAATAAGATCTTTATGGGTAATGGAAACATTATTCAATTAATTTTGCAAGACGAATTGCTACACAAGGGTTGGACTGCGTATATCATTAATCAAGTGATTAAAGAAGATACTAGATTTGCTGAAGCAAGATCAGAATGTGAACAGGAAGTTTATCAACTGTACATGGATGTTATTCGTGAAGAAAAACAATGGGCAGACTATTTGTTTAACAAAGGTCCTGTTATTGGTTTAAATGCAAACATTCTTAAAGACTTTGTTGATTACACAGCAGTAGGCGCACTTAAAGATATTGGCATTAAGTATCAAAATGTGTCACCAAAATCAACACCTATTCCCTGGTTTAACAAACACGTTGATACCAGCAAAAAACAAACAGCATTACAAGAAAGTGAAAGTACAAATTATGTCATCGGTGTTATGAGTGAATCTATTGACTACGATGCACTACCTGTATTATAATAGTAGCAGAGGAAATATGATTACAGTATATTCAAAAAACAACTGCCCGTTTTGTGACAGGGCAAAAGCATTATTAGAAAGCAAAGACATTCCATTTCGAGTAATTAAAATGGAAGAAGATCCAGGCGCACGTGAGTTCCTGATGGATCAAGGATTGCGTTCAGTGCCACAAATTTTCAAGGACGGCGTTCTCCTACCTGGAGGCTATCAAGGCCTAGCAGGTAAAGACGAAGAATTTTTTAATACACTCAGAGGATAATATGTTAATTAATAAAGGTATCGCAGTAGGCGAAGTAGTAACAATCAAAACAACAGCAGGCGAAGAGATTGTAGCAAAGTTAGTAGAAGATGGTGTGCTAGGTGTTAAAGTTAGCAAGCCATTGTGTTTAACAGCAACTAAAGATGGAATTGGATTAGTACCATTTTTGTTTACTACAGACCCAGATGCAGATGTTACTATAAATCGAAATACAATAATGGTTTTGGCTCCTACTATTAAGGATGCCGCAAATCGTTATACAGAACAAACAACTGGAATTAAATTAGCATAATGCCAGCAGTAGCAAGACTAGGCGACCCAACAACAACCGGACACGGCTGTGATAGTACTACGACTATAACAGGCCCAACAGGCGCCGGCGCCAAAGTATATGCTAACAATATTGCAGTTGAATGTAAAGGCAATCCAGTAGCCGCACACACAATTGATAGTGGTGATCTATGTGTCCCACATAGTGCTGTAATTAATGCAGGATCAGGAAGTGTGTATGTAGGCAATATCCCAGTTGCTCGTGTGGGTGATTCCACAGACGGCGGTGCCATAACGTCTGGTAGTCCAAACGTTTTTGCAAACAGTTGACATTTATTTCTTTAGGCTGTATACTTAATATAAGTACTCAGTACTTGCCTAAAGGAGAAATACAATGGCTACAAA